AGCTTCGACCATCAAGACGTCTTATTTGGTTGTTACACGAACTGGTGCGACTGCGGACTGTAAGGTTTGGAATATTTACGGCGGAACAAAGACTCAAGTCGGGAATTTCTCGTCCGGCGGAGGTGACCGCGCAATCCTAGAAGAACTCCCGAACGGATTGGTCGTATTTATTTTGGGAAACGGTATGCTCTGCACCGACCCGACGGGTACGGACTCGACGCAGCCTATCAGCTTACCAGACGCTTTTGACCACACGGGAAAAGTCAAGCCTACACAATTGGCGCAGCTTAATTTCCGATTGATCGTAAACGACAAGGACAGCGACTATATTTACTGGTCCGAAATCAACAGGCCGAACAGCACTACCGATTTGCACGCCTTCGAGCAAAGCATCACCCAGTACGCCTACACGAAGAACGACGGGACGGAGGTCACGTTCGACGATAACGTCTACTACCCTCCCGCTTACGGAACTTATGATCCCGCTACGCTTACGACGCAGACGGTCTTCTCGTCCGCCCTTAATTCCATGAAGATGGATTTCAAGGCCGACAGCGTTGTCGCCTTACGTGCTACCGATACATCCCTTTTTGTGTTCGGTCAAAATTCGCTCCAGGTCTTGCGCTGGCAGAATTCCACGACGGCGCCTTTTGCAATCGTCGGAAAGACGTCGCTTGCCGGAGTCGAATTTGCAGACGCTGTAACCGTTATCGGTAACGAGTGCTTCTTTATAGGAAAAGGACCAAACGGTCTTTTCGGTGTTTTTGCAGTCGACGAAAATTGCGCTGTTAGAAAAGTTTCTACTAACGCGATAGATCAAAGACTTGCGAAGTATGCCTCTTTCTTGTACGGCTTCAAGGATATAAAATCCTTTTCTTATGCTTACAAAGGCCATCAATGGTTTATCTTTACAGCGGAAGAATACAACGGCGGATTTGCCGAGACTTTCGCCTTCGACCTTTCCGAAAACGTGTGGACCGACCGCGCATCCTATGACGAAAACGGAGACCGTTATCCTTGGTGCGCGTTTGATTCGCTTCCCATTGAAGGCTACCCTGTTTTCGTAACGAAGACGAGAGGCGGAAAAATCCGTTTTTGTTATTTCTTCCCGGCCAGCTCGTCGGATCATTGGCTTGATGAAACAAGCACCGACGGCCCTTATACCATCGTGAAGGAAAGAACTACGGGCATCAAGTACGACGGAGTGAACGACATTGTCGTGACGTCCCTTGAACTGGTGATGAACGCAGGCGCCACCATGCAGACGGACCCGACCAAGACAGGTTACAATCCGCGTGTTATGCTCCAGGTGAGTAACGACGGAGGCCGTACTTGGAGTAACGAGCTTTGGGCATATGCCGGACAGGTGGGCCAGTATTCGTGGCGCGTTCGCTGGAATGCATTGGGAAAGGGCGCCCGCTTCGCTTTCCGTGTTCGCATGACCGACCCCGTGGCTTTTGAAATCGCGACCGCTTACTTGTCTTATTTGCCGTGCGGTAACAGGTTCTAGTATGGATACGCAAGTAAAACAGACCGCGTTGCTCGGCAACGGCGTAGTAGACACGAAGACGTTCTTGCCGTTCATTGCCGTAAAGAACGGACAGATGGTCCACTTGTCGACGAACGGATTTGTCGATTTTTCGAACGTGTCGAAATTGGCTTTCCCGGATTCCCGCTTTGCGTTCGCTGTCAAGTTCTACGAAATGACGCCGGACACGATCACCGACGCGACCCCAGTAAAGGTTCTTGTCATTGACGCGGGACGAACCGAAATTGAAATAAACGAATCGGCGATTTATTTTGCCGAAGCAACACTTCTTATCAAGGAGAACCAGTAATGGCTTGGTACGATAAATTGACGGACGCCGGAGAATGGCTTTGGAAGCATTCCCCCGCAGGCGTTACTCAAGAATTCATGGATAACGCCCAGGAATACGCCGAACAAGCTACAGACAAGCTCGGTATTACGAATGTCGGGGAACAGCAGGAAGCCTACGAACAGGCGCAAGAAACCCTGAAGCAGCAACAGCAGCAGGCCGGACAGACCTATCAAACCGCCCTTGGACTCGTAGCGCAGAACCGCAACACGATTGCCGACGTTATCGGTCCCGAAAACGTAGAGTATTACAAGCAGATGGTCTACGGAATTGACCCGTCCAAGTTCGCAGCAAGCACGGATCCGATTAAGGACTTTGAATTCGAGCGTGACGTATCCAAGTACATGGACCCGGCCGCGCAGTACCAGATCGACCAGAGCGTGAACGCTGCCCTGCAGGCCATGACGGGCCAGGGTGGTATTTCCGGCGGTGCAGCCGCCCGCGCTTTGCAGGCCGAAGCCTCGCAGAAGGCTAGCGAACTTTACGGCGACGCATGGGACCGCATGATGAAGGCAAGCGAACAGGAATACGGAAAGGCCCGCGACCTCGTGAGCGCAGAACAGACCGCAAAGCAACAGGAAGCCTCCATGCAGCAATACAAGACGGGCCAGCTTGGCGACCTTTACGGCCAGTTTGTCGGCAACTTGCAGGGCGCAAACGAGGATGTCGTGAACCTTCTTATGGCACAGATGGGAACGAACCTTTCCCTCGCTCAAGCTATGGCGCAACTCGGAATCGACCGTGCGTCCGCTCCGACTTGGTTGCAGCAGATGTTGGGAATGGGCGGACAGGCCGCCTCCATTTACGGCGCGGTGAAGTAAGGAGGAACTATGGCTTTGAACTTTACACCCCTTTCCGCCTACAAGTTCGACGTATTGAGCGGAATCCGTCAACAGGCCGAAAACCGCAGGGAAGCCGCGCAAGGTCTCGGCGCCATTCTCGGCACGGCAAAAGGAATCGCAGACGAACAGAAGACCCGCGACTTTTTCGCGCAGTTCGACGATTCCGAAGAAATCGCGCACATTACGGCGCAGATTGCTGAAAACGAAGCGAAAATCAAGTCCTTGCGCAAAGAATTGCAGATCCTCGGAGGTGAATAAATGGCTCTTGACGACTATCTCGAAGACAAGGTCGAAGTGACCGAAGAATTCAAGGGTGTCCCGTTCCGTCTTCCCCAAAAATATACAAACACCCTCGCTACGGTAGATTCTGACATTGAACAGGCACGGAAGGCCGCACAGAATCGCGAACGACGAGAAAATATCGAGCGACAAATTACCAACCTTAAGAAACAGAACGACGATCTCCGCACGCGCCTTGAGACCATCAAGAAAAACTCCCTTTCGGACATGGACGAAGACAAGATTGTAGCCATGGCGAAATCGAAGGGAATCAAGAACGAAGACATCGAAGCGTGGCTCCGTGGTCGTACAGCACGCACAAACCGAGAAATCTCCCTCGGACAGAAGGAAGAACTCGGCAAGCAGGCCGAAGCGGAAGCCAAGAAGGCAACCGCTATCGATAAGGCGAACAAGGAGGCCCGCAAGAAGGCTATCTTGGAAGCCCGTAATGCCTATGAAACCGCAAACAAGCCCGTCGAGCCTGAAGAATACGAGAGCAAGGTTTCCGAACTCGACTCTCTGGAATTTACGTTCAAAAATTTGAAAGACTCCTACGAGGAAGACTACAAGGAAAAGTTGGATTTCACTCTCTCACCGCGCAAGGTGCAGGCTAACCCCGCAGACAATGCGTCTAAAACAAAAATTCCGCCTATTCCCGCAGATATTGAACTGACAGAAGACCAGCGGCGCGAATGGAATAAGCCGACGACAACAACGGACCAGCGAGACAAGATTGTCGCGCAAATTCGCGACAAGGCGAAAGCAGAAGCAGACAAGAAGGAAAAGGAAGAAAAGGCTCGCGAAGAGAAACGCACCGAAATAAAGAACCAGGCCAAGAACAAGAACTTGAGCAAGGCCGGGCAAAGCGACCTAGTTACAAAGTACCGTAATACCTTCCCCGAAGGCAAGAAACCGACACGCGACGAAATTAGAAAAATTCTTTTCGGAGAATAGAGACTATGGCAGACAAATTCATCACGCCCGAAGAACAGAAGAAGCTCCTCCAGCTATGGGAAAATGCCCAGAGCGGGAACGATGACGAAATCGACGCTTTTGAAAATTTCCGCGAGGAACTCGGCATAGAGCCGGATTCCGTAACTGCCTATCTCTCCGTAAAGCAGGAGCCGCAGACCGAGCAGGAAAAACGACTCGCTCGCAAGGGCAAGGCGGCTGACGACAAGAAGGAGAACGAGGCCCTCGGCGTTGAGAAAATTGCCGAAGCCTACGGCGTGAGCTTGAAGCAGGCTTCCGAGGACGGCGAACTGGAGCCGGGAAAATTGCAGGAGTACCTTAACGAGCGATTCGTGATGCGCAGATCCCCGAACGAAAGCAGCAAGGAATTCGCCGCACGCAACCGCAACGCATTCGATGCTTTGGGCTTAAATTGGGACAACATGGAAGACCGCTCCCGCGTTGCAAAGTCGCTTGAAGTCGCTGAACGCATGGATGTGCGCGAGAACCTTGCAGGAGAAATGAACTCTGGCGTGAAGGGAGGCATCCTCAATATCCTATTCCCTCGCACGATGGAACACGCTACCCGCGATGTCTTGTCTGGCGAACTGACGGAAGGCTACGATAAGGACACGATGCTTGACGCTGCCGAGAACGGACTGCAATTTGCTGCTACACCTTTTACTGGGCCAGCAAGTGCGCTAATGAAGTACGTGCGTGCTGCAAAGGCTCTCGACAAGGGTAGCAAGGCCGCAAAGGCCGTAAAGGGCGCAGGGACTCTCGCTGGCATCGCAGGCGACGCGGTGGTTGTTCCGGCAACGATGGAAACACTCGATGCAATCAACTACGACGATTCGGAAAATCCGAGGAGCGAATTCTCGGCTGGCGACGTAGCCATCGGCGGAGCCATCAATGCAGTCGCTCCTTACACAATCTCGCGCCGATTCTTCCGAAAGGGCCGTACACTCGGCGAAGACTTGACAAAGGCGCAGAAGGCACTCAACGATATAGATGAAGCAACGAATGTTTCGGGCCTCGCCAAGTATCTTGAACCTTACCTCACGAACAAGGTCGGGCGTTCCGATTTTGTACGCACAATCCCGGTTGCCTCGACCATCGTCGAAGAAAATGACAAGGAGACAAAGCGGGCAAAGAAGAAATCCGAAGCCAAGCGCGATAAATACGAGAAGTGGGCCTCCGGCCTCTCCATTCCTTTACCCGGCGACAAGGACTTCGAAGAATTCCAGGAATGGAAAAAAAGGCAGACTCAAAAAATGATTCTCGGCCGTTACGTTACGGACGATGACGAATACAATTTTGAGGAAGAAAAAAAATAAGTTATATTGGTAATGTATGGCGACTAAAACGGGAAATCTTGTACTGGACCAGCTCTTGACCGCAAACCCCACGGCGCGCGCGTTTGACCGCGCTCTCGCGGCACAGGAAAGGAATATGGGGCCTGTAACCCTAATGGGTGGCGAATCCGCCGCCCAAGTCAACCCAGCAGCCCTCTACAAGTCCTCCTACAAGCAGGCAATCAACCCCGGCGCATCCAAGAGCGGCACGTGTAACTACTGCCTCCGCTGTAACGGCCGCGTCTTCCGTGGTGCCGACATCATCATGCAAGACGGGACGGTAGGACACCATCCGAACTGCAAGTGCATCTTTACGCTTACGCAGTCTCCCGTTTCGCAGGGTATCTACACCGGGGCTGATTTCGGCGCACGAAAGCAACTCCGCACGAATTCCAACGCATTGGACGGAGTATCTACCGCAGACCTCCGAATCCTTGCCAGCAAGCGCAACCTCCGCTCTCGCGGCATCACGAACGACGCCCTGCGTAAATCCATTTTGAAATCCTACATGAAATAAGGAGCAAGAAAAATGTCCTTGAGTACAACGCAATACGGCTACATTGTCGACCCGATGGTTCCCTTCACCGATGACAAGGGGAAGACCATCAAGAATGGCTTTATCCGTGTCTTCATGGCCGGAACGTCTACTCCAGTTCTCACGTACCGCAATTATGACGGCGCGACGAACCAGGAAAAAATCGAGCTTGACAACAGCGGACGCGTTAAACATAACGTGATTTGCTCCAAGGGTTCTCTCTACAAGGTCGTAGTCTATAATATCCTCCACTCCCAGGAAAACCCGCTCCTTACGGTAGACAAGATTGCCGTACTCGGCGCAAGCATTAACGCTTCTGGCGCTACTATCGTAACCGGGCTTGACTCCGTGACGGTCCCGGAAGAGAATTTCCTCAAGGCTACCGTAGAAGGTACTGGCGTAGAATTTGCGCTCGATCCGACGGAAGTTACAAGCGATGTAAATACAATTAGCGCAGCGGAAACGGCGGCGCCGGACTACGTTGTCCCTCTCCTTGACAAGACCGGGACCGGGGACGGTAAGAAAATTTCGCTTGCAAACCTTTTCAAGTTTGCCCTTGATTTGATTTCGAGACTCGCTACGACAGTTACCAGCTTTGCCAGCGGCGACTATTTCGCGGTAAGCAACACTACAAACGGCGCCCGCAAGATGCACAAGGACACGCTCCTAGAGCTGACCGCACAGAACGCACTCGTAGGAAACGTGGCTCCGGCGTTTGACCCGACCCGAACCAGCGAAAACTCGTACAAGCGTAATGAGTTGGTTGTATATCAAGGCAAACTAAAAAAATTTGTAAATAACCACTATGGTGCTTGGGTTGATGCCGATGCCGTTAATGCGGACTTGGCAGATTTTCTCCATAACGATTTTTGCGCCTTGTCTTCCTATACCCGGCATTTTGAGGAAATTAGTGGCAGGTATGGCGACGAAAGCCCGATTTTCCCCGCCATGAAAAATTCCACGTACCAGTTTAAATTGTCCGCAACATCGTGGAATGTTTCCGGCATTAGCAGTTCCTCATTGAAATTCGCCATCTACTCGGTTGCCGCTGACGGGACTAGAACCCGCCGTGTAGGATTTTTCAAGAATGATGTAATTACCAGCGACACCTTCAATGTGGTAACGCCTGCCGGAGCTGTAGGTTTTGTCATATTCTTCCTTGGCGACTTGGGCGAATCCGTGGATGTTACAATTACAAACACCTCGTATGTTGCCGAAAAGAATGTTGCCGAAAAGAAAGCTGTTTACATAGGTGGAATTAACGGCAAAATTTTCGTTGAGGAGTCTAAAGCAAGCGGCGGCAAGGTATGGTTAAAGGCCGTTGGAGCGCAGTGGGTAGTTTGGGACGGAAGCGCATCGCATTACTACTCAAACTCCGACTTTGCAACCTTGCTTGGTGTTACCCAAGAAACATCTGCGGGCGGTGAAGCAAGTTGCTTGCCATTTGCTTCCGACAAGTCGCTTGTCCTTGATAGTTCGGGCAATGTTTCTATCAAGGACCGTGGTTCGGTATTATACACGGATGTAGTCATTTTTACCACGGGATTTGGTCGCCTTCTTGTTGCAAACCCTTGTCTAGCTAATGACTTGATAAGGGCGCAGGCTGTTTCGGAAGCGAAGGCAGCGGTTGACATTTCTCCTATTCAAACCGCCATGACAACGGACAAAAGAACACAAGTGTATGTGACCTCTGCCACGGGCTATGTGTACGTGGAAGAACAGCGTGATTCGGGAGGTAAGGTTTGGATTAGACCTTACGATGGCCGAACCACCTGCCGCTTCAATGGTGCGGAGTTGTGGATTAAGAACAATACAGAACTCGCAACGCTTCTTGGGAAAACATTGGAAACGAGCGCAAAGGGTGTTCCCGACTGCATTCCGTTCAACGGCGATGAAGCCCTTGTGGTTTCTAGTGATGGCACATTCTCTGTCAAGGGTCGCAACAACATTCTATACACAGATATAGTAGTTTTTCTATGCCAATATGGTCGCATTACTCAACTTAACACCCGCATTTGGTATGACTTGGCAAGGGGTGTCGGCAAGTTGCCTTCAACGCCGATTATTCAATCCGTACACGATGAATTTTACGAAAAAATTATTGGCGGCAATATTAGCGAAAAATTTATTTTCTTTACCGACCCGCACGAACTCCAAGGCACGATTACAAATTGGTGGCAGACCATGCAGACCATGTATGACAACATTAAGTTGTATAACGATGAACTGCCTATTGATTTCGTACTCTGCGGAGGCGACTTGATTGCAGGAGGGACTACGCAGGACAAGGCGGCAGATATGCTTGGAAAGAGTACCGCATTGTTTGACGGCGGTTTCAAGCGATACCTCCCGATGCTTGGAAACCATGACACGAACTACCTGGGCACAATTTCGGACGAAGATTCAAGCGTTGGAACGTTTAGCCAGGCAACGGATGACGCCTTGATGTTCGGTATGGTGGGCGGTAAGTCATACTATATCCACGAAGGCAAGGACACAACGTTCTTTATCCTTGACTCGGGGCTTTGCGAAAATGCGGTAACAAGTTATATGAAGGAGCAGCTCGGTTGGCTTGCCCAAAAATTGCTTGATTGCAAGAAGGCGCACTCGGCAATACTTATTCACGGCATTACCAACAACCGCATTGCGGACGTGGGCAACAACTTTGAACCAATTCCGTTCGCATCCGATGTAATTACTTTGTGCGCTGCCTGCAACGGCAAAACCTCGGTTACTTTGTACGGAGAAACTTACGACTTCACGGATGCCGAAACAAAGGTGGAGTTTATGTTGGGCGGTCATTCGCACGCGGATGCAAATAAAACGATTGACGGCATTCCTTGCGTAATTACAATCAACTACTCCGTTATTAACTTGAAGTTTGACATCGTAATGCCCGACTATAATGCTAGGAAGTTGTACCTTGTACGTGTTGACAAAGCGACAACTCCGACTTCTAGCAGGGAAATAAGTTTGACATAAAGGAGGAACTTTAATCAGCGGGTCGCACAAAGGAATGCTATGAAACTCACGCTCAAAGACATCGTTAAGCTAATCGCCCCGTACCTCGTCGCCATAGGCGGGGCTATCGGGGTGTATGCTGACGGGAAGGCCCGATTCGAATTGATGGAGTACAGAGTCCAGGTCGTAGAGAAGGACAAGGACGACCTTCGCAACGACCTGAAGTCCATCAAGGACGTGCTGTACCGCATCGACACGCGGCTTTCCGTGTTCGGCACGCA